ACCGATCTATGAAAATACAGCCTGCAGAATTTATCAATGAAAATAAACTCTTGTTTGCTGAGGGGAATGCTATAAAATATATTTGCAGACATTCTGTAAAAGGAAAGGAACAAGATATAAGAAAGGCAATACATTATTTAGAAATGATATTAGAGAGAGATTATAATGTGTAATACACCAGAGGATTTAGATCTAAACGATATCGATACGGTCGCTATAGATATAGAAACTTACGATCCTAATCTTAAAACCAAAGGGTTAGGTGCTATACGTAAAGATGGTTTTATATGTGGAATAGCTGTTGCCACTAAAAAAGAAACTGCATATTTTCCTTTGCGACACTCAGATACTGATACAGAACCTAGCAGAATACAAAATATATGGGATGTTCTTAACCAAAAAATATTTCAAAACGAAAAACTTACAAAAGTATTTCATAACGCAATGTATGATGTTTGTTGGATTAGAGCAGTTACCGGTATGATGATTAAAGGCAGGATTGTTGACACTATGATAGCTGCTTCAGTAATAAATGAAAATTTATTTAAATATTCATTAGATGCATTAGCTAAAAAATATCTTGATGACTCTAAATATAAATATGACCTTCAACAAAAAACTTTAGAGTGGTCTGGTGGTACAGTTAAGGACCCAATGACTAACATGCATAAACTTCCTGCATCAATTGTAAAAGAATATGCAAAACAAGATGTTAATTTAACTTTAAGATTATGGGATAAATTTAATAAAAAATTGGACGAAGTATTATACATAAATGTAGATAAAGAGCAAAAAACTTGCAGGAATATTTTTGAGTTAGAGACAAAATTATTTTTATGTTTAGTTGACATGAAATTTAAGGGAGTTAAAATAGATGTCCTCAAATTAAAAGCTCTTGGTGAAGAGTTAAAAATAAAAAAAGATAAAATATTACAAGAAATTAAAGAACAAACAAATTTAGATATAAAAATTTGGGCAGCATCCTCTATAAAAGAGTTATTAAAAAATCAAAACATAACAAATTATAAAAAAACTCCTAAATCTGGTATGCCTAGTTTACCAAAAAATTATCTTAAAACTCATGAAAACCCTTTATTAAGAAAAGTAGCTGAGGCCAGAGAATATGATAAAGCTGCAAATACTTTTGTAGATGGTTTATTAGGTTTTGTTTATAAAGGTAGAATACATGCGGACATAAATCAAATTAGAGGAGATGGAGGAGGAACAGTAACAGGTAGATTTTCCATGAGTAATCCAAACTTACAACAGATTCCAGCAAAAGGGGATATTGGTAAAAGAATGAGAGAAGTTTTTATACCAGAATATAAAAACAAGTGGGGATCATTTGACTACTCACAACAAGAACCTAGAATTGTAGTGCACTATGCAATAAAATATAAATGTAAAAGAGCAAAAGAATTAAAAAAACAATATGATAAAGGCGCTGCGGATTTTCATCAAATAGTTGCAGACATGGCTAATATTTCTAGGACGCAAGCTAAAACAATTAATTTAGGTCTTTTTTATGGCATGGGTAAAAATAAACTTCAAAATGAATTAGGACTTAAAGCTGAACAGGCTAATAAATTGTTTGAAGATTACCATAAAAAAGTTCCTTTTGTTAAGGATATATCTGAAAAATTTATGAAATTTTCTACCAAAGAAAAATTAATATACACTTTAGAGGACAGGTTTTGTAGATTTGACAGGTATGAAACAACAGCTAAAAAATGGAATAGAACTAAAAAAGTTTGGGAAGAGTGGGATGGGGAAGCAGGAAAACATGTACCTGTTAAGTTACTAACAAAATACGAAGCAGAAGCAGAGGCAGCTAAAAAATTTAATACAACTTCAACTAAAAAATGGGAGGAACTAACAGAAGAAAAAAAAGAGGACCACTTTACTGACTATTTTGTTCCCGCATTTACATATAAAACTTTAAACAGAATGGTGCAAGGCTCTGCTGCAGACATGACAAAAAAGGCCATGGTGTTATTATTTGAAGAAGGTATTAAATTTTTTAG